ATGATCGAGGAGATACCATATCAAGGAAGGAGACATGGAACATAACCGGTTAAGCCATCGCAAACTGAGAAAGCTCACAAATCCTCAGTTTGACTGATTCAACGTATCACTAAGTTGTTTCCCTTGTCAACATGTGATAGAGTACCCATACTCTTATTCTCCCAATAACAAAGACGGTCTGAATTTGAGTATCTAGCAGGGTTTATTCCTCCTGGGGTTGACCTGCTAGCTATCAGGTTGACTTGTCCCTGATAGCGAATTGTTCGGAACCTTCCTCCAGTTGGTTCCAAGCAATGTCCCTCCTGAAGCAGTAGGAAATCCAGTCATTGCAGACTGCTTTGGGCTTTAGGTTGGGGGTGGTCTGGGATTAATGGTCGTTGGACTGCCCTCTTAACTTCTCTTTTCATTCATTCACTCTTAGAGAGAGGGTTGCGAATGAACGCATTTCAATACCTGTACACTAAACAGAATTCTTATACCCACAACGGTGACATTTAATAACCGTTCCTTTGCCGGCCTGTTCAGCAAGCAATTTCTTACACCGTTGGCATCTAAGGTGTTTGATTATCATTACCACACCCCGAACCCTGGGGCGTTACTGGAACCATATACAGCCAATGCCAATGCCATTACACAGTCATCATGCAAACCGGTTGGAGCAGAATATTTAACCCCTGTTTTACTGTATTCATAACCAAATGCGTCTAACTCATTTACTATTTGACCGTCTGGAAACCCTATATTTTTTGACTGTATAGCAAGGGACAAGCCTTCCATTAACCTTTGTTTACTGGATGCTGAGAACACATATCCTTCAACATTAGGCAACGATCTTTGCAACCTTTCAACAACAGGGTTTCCAACACCGGTAGAATCTACAACCGCAGTTTCGTTTCCTACCGCATCTATTATTCGGTTTAATGTTTCTTCCCAGGGCAATTGAAACCTGTCGTAATAAGAAACCCTGTTTTGCTCGTCTAGCCCTATTACAACAGTCCAGTCGACAGACTTTGCTAAATCAATTCCATATACCACCGGCACAGATGTAGATATAGGGGTCACGCATTCTTTTATTGCCTCTTGTCCAAAAGGGTTTCCACCGTCATCGCTCGGTTCAGCCAAATACAGTTCTTGAAAAACATGTGGGGGTAACTGGGTTTTGGCTTCCTCAACCTCATCCCTGTTAAGTACACCGGCATCAACGGCATCATAAGCTGTAAGTTTTGCATAATGCCAATCATCAACCCCACTTTCAGCCAACCTTGCCAAACGATAAGCCCAATTCCTTCTGCCTTTCACGTTTCC